TTTCGCCTTAGCGGGGGCTTTCTCCATACCGCCTTTTTGCTGTCTCCACATCGCACCAAGTTTAGCGAAACGCTCTTTGGGTGCTAAATGAGAAACAGAACCATAATGTTGTTTAACAAACTCTTTGTAAGTAGCCATTTATTACATACGAATAATATTATTTATTTTTTAGCGTAAATAATATTGTAATATACCTGTTAACCGCCTACCTAAGCAGTCGTTAACACACCCGCCCTAAGCCCGCGTCCCTTAGCCAGCATCTGCGTCATAGGGTGCGAAGCAACAGCCTGTAGCCCACGAGCAGTGTGTCCGAGGATAGACTTTACCTTGCTAAACAGCCCAGCACCTTGGACGGTAGGCTTGATAACCTCCGACGACACCATAGAGCCTTCCTTGGGTGCAGTCTTGAGCAGAGCCATAACCTCGGCTTCCGACAAGTCGCCAATGTTGAACACGCAGTTATCGGGGGTGATGGAGCAGACACCCGAGTATACGCAGACGAGGACGCTCTCCAGAGCCAAACCAGCCAAGTCAGCACCACCAGCCTGAGCCGTGGAGTAGACATAGTTGACGTTGCTGAAGTTAGCCTGAATGCTAAAGTTGACAGAACCCGCTTCACCAGGTAAAATATCACCTGCCGGAATATTAACGCCCAGGTCTTCAACCGGGTCAATAATGATGAGCGAACCTTGTCCATATGCCCACTCCGCCCACGTTCCGCGGTAGCCGTTGCGGACAGACATACGGTAGAGCGTCTTAGCCGAAGCCGAAGCGAGCAGACCAGTTCTGTTGCCGATGTTCACAGTGAGCGAAGGAAGCCCGTTAGCCGAACCAGCCAGCGAGAGGAACGCATCAGCCTGAGCGGGAGTTCTCTGGTTAATCTGTGGACGAACAAAGAAGTAAATACGCGACGGCATAGACTGGAGACGGACAGTATCAGTCTGAACTTGAAGTCCAGTAGTAATAGCGTTAGTATGAGCGAGGACACCAGCAGTCTTGCTAAAAAACACAGGCGTCTCATACGAATACTGAACCATACGAGGAATAGCCACCACGTCGTTAGCCACCTGAATGTAGGTGAGTTCAAGATGAGGCTCGCTAATTTCAACAGCCAAACCAGCAGGTGCGGCAGCAGCCTTACCCATCACAACCATATCAAGCAGAGAGCCATACTGGAACTGGATAGAGAGAGTGTTGAGGTTAGCAATGAAGTTCTCTTCCGAGTGGAGAGAGAGAGGCGAAACCATAATAGGCTCGCTAACTTCGTAGTAAACAGCGTGTCCAGCATCATCAAACTGAATGGGGTAGAACGAAGCACGGGTAGTGCCGTCCGAGTTCATATAAGCCGAGAGAGGTTGCTGACAGGTGAGAGCGTCAGTAAGGGTATCAACAGCCAGACAAGCAGCGTTATCAGCCATAGAGGGGGCTTCGGTAGCCTCCTTCTTCGTGTAGTCAGCGGGAATAGTGCGTTGGGTAGCCGACATAATGAAACGCGAGGGAACAGATGTAGAAGCACCGTTTATCTGCAACAGGACGTTAGTTGAAATGGACGCGAGCGGGTAAGCACGCAGAGCCATAGCCGAACCAACACCCTCATAAGCGGCAGCGGGGTTTAGAATAGGGGGAGTGGCGGTAGCCGATACCTTCAGTTTGTAGCGGATACGCATATTACGAGAAACAACAGTGTTAGAAAGGGAAGGCGTAATCACGTTCTGGAAAATAATGTTAGAAGTGAAGCCCGAACCCTCGGGATTAATTTCAAAAAAGTTATTTTGGACACCCGAAATGCGAACAACCTTCGTCGCTTCGGCGGAAACGTTAATACGATTGTCAAGAGCTAATGTCAAATCAGTCATTTATTAACTGTAGGAAGATTTATTTTTTTCAATTCACACGAATTGGAAAAAAAACACAACACAAAAAAAAAACACGAGAGAAAACCTAATAGCGACGGGGGAAGATGAGTTTAGCACTCCAGTTGTTGTAGGGGGCAACGAGTAGAGGGTATTGAGTGCCGTCCAAATACACATAGTTGATACTCACCTGAACACGCGTAAGAGATAGGTTAGAAGCCAGCATAAACGGACGTAAAAACGTTGGCTGGAAATACAGGACTTGCCCGACGTTGTCCATATACCCAGTCTCGCTTGTGGGAACGTCAATGTCTTGAATGATGTTGTTAGTGTTGTTGTTCCCAAAGTAAGAACCGTTGACATACATAGTATTTGAGATAAACACAATCTTATCAAGTTGATTGAACTGGTAGATTGATTTGCTTCCTTGAAGTTTAGAAGTAGAACCACCAACAAGCGTTATCAAGTTGAGAGTAGCATCAAGAGTGTCAACAGTGCTTTGGAAGAAACATAGTTGGAGGAGAGCCTTATTCATCAAGAAACCCTTTGAGATAGACTGAGGAGTGGGAGCGTAATCACTGCTGTAATGGAGTGTTAGCAAACCAGTAGCGTAGTCAAGAGACAATGAAGGAGGTTCAACATACGTTCCAGCTGGTAGTTTGGCGTATGCTTCAATGTATGCGTCATTGATAGCCTGTATCAGCGTAGCATATGTGAAAATGTCATAAGCACCAGCGTCAATGTCAGACGAGTTCTTAGTCCAGATGAGGTTTGTGTTGGTGATAGAAGTAGTAGTCCAATTCACAGTCAAATCAGCAGGGGAATACGAGATGACAGAACCACCAGATGTGCTTACCAAAAACTCACCACTCACGTCGTTTCGGGTAGCAGAAAGTAGTTCAGCCATTCCAACATTCTGACTTCCGTGGAGTGTCTGACCAGTCGTCAAACCATAAGCGTATACAGTCCCAGAATACAGGGACTTTGGTAGTTCGTAGACGTTGATAGACGCATACGTTCCCGCTATTGTCGGCATAGCACTCCACGAAGCAATATTACCACTCACAAGTGTCCCCTTCCAAGGCGTTCCAGCAGTGTCAAGAATGTATAGATTATTACAGTTTATCTCACTCACTGCTACGCAACTACTCGCCTTTGAAACAACCTGTGTTATTTCAGTCCAACTGTATGTATAAGCACTATCACAACAATAGAAGAAAGTCAAATAGTTTGGAGCGAGGAGAGAGGGTAGAGTAATTGTTGAGGTTAGTTGACCCGTTGAAACCTTATAAACATCAATGACTGCAGACGTAGCCGAACCAGTGCCTTGCATAGCATACAACTCTCCATTGAACGGATTGGAAGCAAGACCCGGAATGTATGTGGTGTATTGTGTGCCTTGATGTAATAGAATGGCGTTCGTATTGTCAAAAGCAGTAAAAGTATTATCTGTAAAACCAACAATGAATAGAGCCTGTGGAGTTGCACCGCTACCATTACTCAAAGCACACAGGTAAGGAGTAGACACACCGTTAGCTACCCAAATCAAACTTGATACATTCTGAGTGCTATAACCAGCAGGAACAAACGGGGCATTACACAACAGAGTGGGAGAAGCCGGCGTTGTAATGTCATAAATGAAGATTTGAACCTGAGACGTGATGGCGAGGTATGTGTGAGAGTTGTAGTTGATAGACGACATAACGTAGTTCCCAGCCAGTCCCGTAGTAGCCGAAAGAGTTATGCTACTCACAAGTGAACCATCTGCTTCCGAGTAGATAAACACTTGCGGATGAGACGTTCCATAGAACGCGTTTGACAACGCAAAATACCCATTTCCAGCAGAACATAGGTGAGCGAAACCGTTGTTATCGTAGTATTGGTTTGCTTCTACAACTGGAAACGTGGCTGAGATAGTCTGGTTCGGCAACAATTGTTTATAAACGCCGAGATTACCACTATAGTTTGGAGTGAGAGCAAATGCGGTGCTACCGTTCTTGTAAAAGCCATAGATAATTTGACCAGAGCCATAAGGAGTGGTAGTGTTTGTCTTGAGACATACAGCGTTTGAACTACCAGAAGCGTTCCAACCAGCACCAAACTGCGTGAGGGCTGTTTGCGTTCCTGATACATCACCTACAAAAAAGTTTTTAGGTAGTAGAGGAATAGACGAACGGTATAGGTTGTTATCTGAACTGACAGCGACTATTTTGTTTGTGCTATCTTGGTAGTCCATAGAAATAAACGGTAGAGTTGAAGATGTAAAATGGGTATCAAAAGGAAACCACGTGTTTGACGTTAGGTTATCGCTATTTAACGCGAGCAACGAACCAGCACTATTACCCATCACAGTCGTTCCAGAACCACAAGCACTACCACACGATATGATATTATTCATAGCGTAAGCATTATTGATTTGAGACGGAGTGCCTGCTACGCCAGTAGCCTTGTTGTATGTAAACTCATATGTATAGGTATCAGTTCCCACACCATAACCGTATCCGTTTTCAGCGAGAGCCATCTTCGCCGACGCACTCCATACGGCAGGAACTAACTGCGTGCCGTTCTCCATATTAACAACAGTCTGAGAACCACCAGAAGCAATACCATAAAACAGGTTATTGCTCACACCGTTGTCGGAAATGATGTATCTGTCATACGACGACATCACCGCCGACGGGGACGCGAGTTGGGTTATAGCATCCTGAGTGAACGTGGTAAGAGGCTCATAACTAACACCATCGTAAAACGTAATAGTATTCACACCACTACCGACGATAATCTGGCTATCAGCACAAACAGTCTGTATTTCAGCCAGAGGAGAGCCGTTAAAGTCCGTAGTAAGCGTTTCAGCGAGTGTCAGAGCAACAGTGCCTTCACCATTTGCGTTGGTATAGACATACACACAACTACCAGACGGTGCTTCATCACCTACGAAAATACGCTGTTGTCTATCAATACTCAGAGCCTGTATCTGGGTGAACGCAAGTTGTGAAATTGGGACACCAGCCTTTGTAAAAAAATACAAAGTATTCATAACAGTAGCAGATGGAATAGCACTACCACCAATGTAAAAGTTTTCAAAGTCATCAACCAAGAAGAAGCCGACAGTCCCCACATAAGCACTCACATCAATAGTTGAACTGAGTGTAGTCGTCCCACTTGCCGTGTATTTGCTCTTGGTAATGACACCAGCACTCGTAATGTTATATGCGTAATTACCAACCGATACACCAAGTTGACGGACGTAAGCAGTTGCTTCCGTTGTCCCAGAGCGGATACCCACTTGATACTTCTTAAGAGGGATATTACCACGTGTAAGAGGAATAGTAGACAAGTCTATCCGAGCCTTTGAAATAGCAACTTGGTAGTCCGATGACACTGGAATAAGCGGATACACCAAGTTGACATCAGTCTCTGCTACAATAGGCTCATCGGTTGGATTGTAGCCACTAATAGTATAATAAACGTTATCTGATTTAGC